ACAGACGGAAAGACGTATTATCTACATATTGCCTACGCGAACAGTGCTGATGGAACTGTGGATTTTTCCACAACTGATACAGATAGAATTTACATTGGTCATTATTCCGATTTCGAAAAGACGGACAGTGCAGACCCAGCGAAATATACATGGGCGAGAATGCGTGGAGAAGACGGGCCTCCAGGAAGAACGTACTATCTGAGAGCCAACGCAGGAGTCCTGATGATGGGACAGGATAAGAAAATAACTCCTAATCCATTCAAGGTTCATGCGTATTACAGAGATGGACAGGGTGACGAAGCAACTTTTAAAACCTGGTGGGTAGTAGAATACAGCAAAGATTCCGGAAAAACATGGACAAAACTGGCCTTTAATGTACAGACCAGTGGAATAACTATTAATCCAAATAGCTATTCTCTTGGTGCTGACGGAATGATACGTGCAACAATTTATACGGATTCCGGAAGAACTAAAATCGCCGATCAGCAGACATGGCAGGTTGCTGTTGACGTTGGCATGCTTACGCAGGAGCAGATTGTTGAGATATTGTCCAATGACGGAGAATTTAAAGGTCTCTACTATCTGAATGGACATCTGTACATCAGTTTAGACGCATTGATGGGAAACGCCGCAATTCTAGGTGGAGCCAAAAACGGCAACGGATACCTAAAGATTAAAGATAAAAAAGGCACCGTGAAGGGACTGATAGATTACTCAGGCTACACTGCATTTACAAGCTATGAAGAAAATTCTACGTGCATGAAATATACAGGAATTTGTTTTTCAGATACTGGAATAAATCCTGTTAGTGCCGAGAAATACTTTAGCAGCACTGCGGACATTGAATACGTTGAAACGGCGTGGGGAATCGACTGGACTGCCGAAGAGCTTAATGTTAGTGCAACAGAAGTATCGGCTGATACCGGTACATTTGGAGATTTAACTGTTACTAATTCTGCATCTTTTGCAAAATCGCCAAAGATAGAAAACATGGAGTATACGACATCATCAAATACTGTTTGTTGGGATGGACGTACAGGATACAAACAGCTGATGCTGAAATCTTCATCTTCAAAACGCTATAAAGATATTGGAAACAATATTTCAGAGCAAGAAATTGAAGAATGGTACAATATCGAACCAACGTGGGCGAAATACAAAAAGGGATATCTAGTTAAAGAGGACGAGAATGAAGGAAGATATATCCCGATGTTTATTGCTGAGAATGTAGAAGCATTCTTTCCAGAAGCTACTCGGCATCAAAACGGACTTGTTGAGGACTGGAATGAGCGTATCATGATTCCAGCAATGTTTGCAATGATAAAAGCTCAGAAAAAGAAAATTGACCGACAGGAGAAACTAATTAATCAGCTCTATAAAAAGCTCAATATAGAAAAGGAGAATTAATATGGCAAAATTTAATGAATATCCGGCAAAAACAACACCAAAAGATGCAGATAAATTTATGCTTTACAGTGCGGAGGATGCGGCAAACAAGCTGATTGATTACGATAAGCTTGCTGATGCGGTACTCAATAAATTGACATCGAAGACATTCGGTCTTGATGCCGGAACGATGACTTTACCGGCTGCTCTTAATCAATTAAATAGTAATGTAAAAAAAGGCAATATCAAATACATTCACTGCGAAGAATATGGCACTCTGGCTGTCTTTTCTATTGGCAAACTATTATACTGCAAATTCAACGGAAACGATAAAGCATCTGAAGTTAAACAACAAGACATTGCTCAATTGCCCAGCGAGTACACATTGGAGTCCTCTATTGGAGCATATGTAGGTGTTTTGGTTGTAAACAATAACATAGGCAGCCTTAAAATCGATGTGGAGGGAAAAATCACTCTGTACTGTCCATATCCGTATTTATATGGGCACGTGATTATTCCAATAAAATAGTAACTGCCTGGTATCCGTCGATGCTGATTCAGAGAATATAAATTTGAGGATCAAAAAAATTTACTATTGGAATAGTGGAAGTAAACTCGTTGCCGTTTGTGAAGATAAAGATGGAAATATAGAAAATAAGTTTATTTAAACCTACTCCTGTTTAATTGGTTTGCGAACAGCACATCTCATGTGGCAAAATGAACCTGTGGGAGGGGCATTATTTTGACAAAAATTGAAAAAATCCGCATCTGATAAGACACACTACTGCTACAAGCGCTTTGGAACGTGGCATGGATGTTACAGAATTACAAAAGATGTTAGGACATGAAAAATTAGACACAACTATGATTTATGCGAAGGTATCACAAGAATCATTGAGATATAGTCACCACAGATACGTGGTGTGAAAGGAGAACATATGGAAATTAAAGGAATTGACGTATCATCGTGGCAAGGGAAGATTGATTGGAATAAGGTTGCAAATTACGGAATGGATTTTGCAATCTTGAGAATTACAGAAGCCGGAAATGTTATTGATGGACAGTTCGAGAACAACTTTGCCGGATGCAATAAATATAAAATTCCAGTAGGAGTATACAAGTATTCCTATGCTTCGACAGTATCCGAAGCCCGGAGTGAAGCCAGAAAGGTTGTTTCCGTACTGAACGGAAGAAAGATTCAGTTTCCAGTATTCCTCGACTTAGAGAATCATAGACAGAGAGTACTTGGAGCTGAAAGTATTCATAATCTGGCAGAAGCATTCAGAGAGATTATTGTTGCTGCTGGTTATAAATTTGCAATCTATTGCAATCTTGACTGGTACATGAATGTGATTTGCAGTCACCTCAAAAAGCATGATTTCTGGATTGCCAGATATCCGGCAAATGATAACGGGACAGTAGTTGAGAGATTACGTCCAAGTTGGGGTGTTGGCTGGCAGTACAGCTCAAAAGCAACGATTCCAGGAATTAATACCAAAGTTGATAGAAATATATTTTATAAAGATTATACAGAAGCAAAGGAGAGTGGAACAATGGCAAAGACAAAAGAACAGATTATCCAGAATGTGAAAAACGATGCAGTAAGCTTTGCAGTGAATATTGCGAATGATAACAGTCATGGATACAGTCAGAGAATTAGGAGTTTATACGAAATTAACATTCCGAAATCTTTCGACTGTAGCTCATTGGCGCTTACTGCTTATTACTATGCGTTCCTCAAAAATGGGCTTACCAAACAGGCACGTTATCTCAAAGAGAATTGCTCTTATACTGGCAATATGCTCAAGATGCTGAATGCCGGATTTGAGGTTGTTGCTAGGAATCAGACCGCACACAAACAGATGATAAAAGGCGACCTGGAACTGGCGGACAATAATTCGAATGGATCCAATAGTCATGTAGCGATGGCGATTGATAAAAATAATATCGTACACGCCAGATCATCCGAGGGAACCGCCGATACAAAGGACAACTCCGGAAATGAAATCCGTACACAGCCCTGGTACCTGTATAGTCACGGATGGACGCATCGTCTTAGATTTACTGGAAAAGGGATTGATTTTAGTGGACTTACCAATACTACTGGAAGTAAGCCTACCGCAAAACCATCAACTAGCACAAAACCATCAACGACCACATCGAAAGGAGCAGGCTATATGTTTAATCCGGAACTTGTAAAACTTGGAAGCACAGGAACATCAGTACTTTTACTTCAAGAGATTTTGATCGCAAGAGGATTTAAAGGAAAAAACGGAAAAGCCCTGAGCTTATCCAGAAAGGCAGATGCAAATACCATTTACGCATTAAAACAGTATCAGAAATCCAGAAATGGAGTACTGGTGGTAGATGGAGAGTGTGGCGAGAACACCTGGAAAGATTTGATTGCAATCTAAAAAGCATAAAACTTAAGCCCCTTGGAGGTTACTCCTTGGGGCTGTTTTTTACATATTGTATCAAATTCGTGTTGCATTTCGTGTTGCATAGTTCTTCTTTTTTATGCCAAAACTGGCAAAATAACATATTTTATGAGCTAATTTGAAATTGCCGAAACCATTGAAAACACTACGTTCTTTGCGAGAACCAGTGAATACAAGATTTTCATAAAAATGCGGATGACAGGACTTGAACCTGCAAGAAAAATCCTAATATACGCTATTTTTCAGCACTTTCTTTTTTTTGTGTTGCATTCCGTGTTGCATAGCTTTGAAAAATAATCATTCCCAATTTCATTCATCTCTTTTTCTCGATCAACCAGAACGTGCCGATATACATTTTTTAATGTGGTATCATCCTCCCAACCGCCGCGCTGCATAATATATACATCTGGAATTCCAAGAGTATGCAACTCAGATGCGCAATAATGACGCAAATCATGGAATCGAAAATGATGAATCTGATTGTCATCTAACAGATCTGAAAATCTGTCGGATATTTGCGATGGGTTCAAATTTGTTATTTTCCCATGTATTCCTTTTAATTTATCTGCAACAAAATCTGGATATGAAATGAATCTGTCACCAGCAAAAGATTTTGGTCTTTTGATAACCCAACCATGAGAATCATTCATAACCATAGCATATTCGACATGTACTATGTTCTGCTTGATATGATCAGAATTAAGCGCACAGATTTCTGACCGCCTCATCGGACCGAACGCTGCCAGAAGAACAGGTATCTCTAATTCACTACCTACAGTACATTCAATTACCTTTTTGACTTCGGCAGATGTAGGTACATAGATTTTCGGTCTTACCTTTTTAGGTAAGGAAGTTCTTAAGATGAAATCCGAACGATAAGTCTTCAAGACAGTAGAAAGAAAGCCATGCATATTGTACACAGTTTTTGGCGAATGAGTAAGTGCTTCACGATTCATTTCAGCTTGAACATCCTCTTGAGTGATTTCCATTATATTTAATGACATAAGTTTAGCCATGTCTCTTTTGACAGATCGCTTATATTCTCTAATAGTTCCAGGGGATAAAACACCTGTTCTGCTTTCTATGTATTTATTACATGCCTCTTTTAATGTCATATCTTCTGGTGGAACATATCGCGCAGTCAATACTTCACTTTCTTTTTTTGCTGCCCATTCGGCAGCCATTTGCTCACAGATTCGCTTCCCTTTTTTGCTAGGATCTGAACATGTAAAAGATTTATAAACCCTTTTCTTTTTGATAGTCCCGTCTGATAACGGGATTTCTTCGATGTGACTGAATACCTGACATCTCCATGAGCCAGATGGCAGTTTTTTTGCAGTTGCCATTTCTTTTCCTCCTTATTAACCGAACAAACTTTCTGACTTGTCCGAACACACCGAAGATGATACAATATGACTTGTCAGGCGATACGTTTCACTTCGTTATGCTTTGCGGAACGTAAAAATATTTTTCTTTTTTTTAAAAACCGGTCCTCGTTGGTAGCGAGAGCCGGTCTTTTTTAGCATTTATTCTATTTCGTCAATATCAAGAGAATATCCAAGCACTTCTCCGACATCCGTACATTTTCCTTTCAATGTAACAGTGTCACCTTTTGACATAGATGCTATTTTAGCTTTCTGGTCGTCGTTTTTGATGTAACACTGAACTCCAATAATCTCAAAATCTCCATCAGCCATGAGATCAATATATTTTCCGGCTGCATCAATGTTTGTGAGCTTTCCGGTAATCTCAAGGTATTTACCTTTATATTTGTCAGACGCTCCCATAGCGTTATTATTAAGGGCATCCATCATGTCATTTACAGATGCAGATATATATTCGATTGACTCAGATTCCTGTTTCTGACTGTCTGAAGCAGTTGCTTCTGTTTGTTTTGTCGTACTATCAGCGGATTTGTCTTCGCCTGTGACAGCACCGATAACCACTCCTATGATAAGTATTAATACAACCCATTTTAATATTCCACTTTTTTGCTTCTTTCTACAATGTGGACATATTTTTGCATCTTTTGGAATGTCCATCTTGCAATGTTTACACTTTTTGGTTTTTTCTTCGCTCATGCTTTATCTCCCTCCAATGACGTAGTTTTCATATTTTTCTCTTATTTTTGCAAATTCTCTTTGCCTGATCGGGACGATCGCGCCAGATACCATCGTAAAAAAATGGCTTACTTCGCTTACCTCGTCCATATTAACTATATAGCTCTGGTGGCAGCGCAAAAATCTTCCGTCAAGACTCTTTTCGATATCATTGAGCTTTCCTCGTTCCTTGTGCGATATTCCGCACGTGCAATGGATCATTATGTATTTGTTCTGGCTTTCGATGTATTCAATACGCCGGAATTCAGCTCTGTGAAAGTAATCCTTGTTCTTGATGGTAAGCGTTTTTTCACGGATATTTTCAAGAGTCTGCTCAACAACTGAATACATTCTTCCATGCTCAGATCCTTTAATGATATAATGAACCGGTAGCACATCAAGTGCATCAAATACATATTCTTTGTGTTTTGTCCAAAAAGTGATATTTCCATAGTATCCGATTTTTCTTAATCTTTTGGCAATCTCTATGCCATTTTCTCCGTTGATGGAGACATCAAGAATTATAATGTCATACCATTCACCATCTGAAACATCGTCGATCAAAGGCTTTCCGCTGGTGTAGGTGGTTAATGTATATCCACCATCACCATGCTCTTTTAGATATCGGTCAATGCTATTTTTGAAAATCTCAATTCGTAAATTATCATCGTCACAAATCGCAATTTTCATTCAAATCATTCCCTTATGGGCGTTGTTTTCGCCATTTGCAAAAAAAAGTGTTTAAATATGCTATTTTTATTATAGCATCGTTAAATTTGGTTGTAAATAGAAGTTTTTAGGTGATTTGTGAAATGAAAATAATCAAAAATATACTAATTATAATAGGAGCTGTGCTTTTGCTTAATTACATTGTTTATTTACCAATGTGCGTAGACGATTATATCCGCGAAGAGTCAGAAGTGTATTCTGTCCAAAATGCGTACAGATCTTCTACCCTACATAAGAATAGCGCCCATGAAATAAAGCAGAGCATGCCGCCGTTTTTATTCGCCCTGCCACTAAACAGAAAAGACTATATCTTTGATGTTACGAATAATTTCTATGCAATCATAAACATATCGGTGTATATCTGGCAGTTGCCAAGGGCAAACATTAGTGATATAATGGCATGAAACGAACTAATGTTCGATTGTTTCCACAAACCGGACATATACTGTAGTGTAAGTGGTAATTGTGACAGGGGAGGGTTATTTATGGATTATAAGAAAGAGATTATTGAGATGATAGAAAAAGCAGACCATGACCAATTATATACAATATTTAGATTTATAATATCATTTCTAGGACTGAAATAAAGAAAAGGGGCAGGAGTTACATCCTGTCCCTATCTTTTTACTCCTCTTTCTTGTCCGCTAAAGCGTTCGCAAGTTTCTGAAGTGTTTCCCATTCTGATTCATTTAGATTAGCAAGTATTTCTACTAATCGTATCTTGAAGCTATCTGCTTCTCCATTCAGAACCGAACCAACAAAATCCGCAATCTCAGATTTTCTCTTATTCTGGATGAACATATCACCTATTCCCTTAGTCAGCCATTCGTAGTTGACTTTGAATTCCCTACAGATATCCTTGACAGTTCGATCTGATGGAACTCTTTCTCCTTTTTCTATCATCCAAACAAAGTTCTTAGATACCCCGATTTTCTCGGCGAACTCATCCTGAGTCATCTTCGCAGTCTTTCTTATTTGTTGAATCCTGGTATTCACTCTTTTCACCTCCTATTCTTAACTGCAAGTATATATTAGCACAAAAATCTAACTCCGTCAAATTTTTTTGTGAGATTTACGCTTGACAAATCTATCTGAGTGAGATATTATAATAACACAAGGTAACACAAAGCCTTGAGCGTTTACCACAATCCGATAGAAGCAAGGCTTCTATTAGATAAAAAGAAACTGCCAGGGGTCTCGTCCCTAACAGCTCTTTACCAAATTTGTTTACCCTATGTACTTTGCAGGCTGACGCCGCATCTGACGAGACCAAATGCTTCTTGAAGCACCTTGTCACTTTCGCAGTCTTGGTTCTGCAACATGCCTAATCGCTGACAAAACAATCAGAGCCGTCTTTGACCTGTTTTGACTGTCGAGGTATCAGTATGGACGGATTAAAAGCAAAGGGAACAGGCAAATTCAAAAGTTGGGTCATGATAACCACTCCTTTCCTTTGCCAATAGGCATTAACTAGGATAACACAAATAAGTGGTAAACGCAACTAAAAATAAGTAGGGGGTGATTTTTTGGAACGTCTTTACACTTGTGAAGAAATCGCTCAGAGATATAGCGTGAAAGTTCCTACCGTGTGGAGATGGATACGGAATAAACAGCTTCCGGCAATCAATCTGAACGGCTCTGGTTACAGAGTATCAGAAAGCGACTTAGTTGCTTTTGAAGAATCAAAACGCGTAAGAAAGGAGTGAATACATTGTCTGAGAAAGAAAAGAAGATTCTCGAATCAATAACCAAGGCAGTTCCCAATATGTCAGAGTTTGACAAGGGATATTTCCTCGGTGTTGGCGAGACAATTGCCAAGTATAAGAATGCTGATAAGACAGATGATTCTGGCAAGACACAGAAAGAAAGTTCGTAACATGGAGGTGAAAACAGTTGAGCAAATACAAAAGCAAAGTCAAAGAGTCCTTTAGAGAGCTTTGGAAATTTGTTCTGGATTTGCAATATGAGACAGACAAGATTAAAAAAGCTGTTCTGACAGGGGAAAAAGGCGACTTGAAGATGCCTGAAGAAATTCCGAGTGAGCAGGCAGATAACGAATATCTGAAAGAGCAGTTCGGAATATATTCACGATATGTAAAATCGTTATCCATCTGCACACACGTTTTGACAGTTATTTCAATAATTGCTCTAACAATTTCAATAGTGGCTCTGATTGTATAGAGATTGAGAAAAGACCTGTAATCAGCGCAATGATGGACAGAACAGTTGTTATCCAAAATCTGGATATATCTTGAAAATATGCTTTCATGGCAACTTCTCCTGCTTGCGTGATTTCATATTCGTACTCTCGCAATCTTGAGCGCATAAAGCATTTTTTGTTGAAAAGGTATTTGCAGGCATCTACTTCACGCTGATTGATAGGAGTAAATCCACAATTTCTTAAAGCTTTTTTCAATATTTTATATTGATATCTTGTTACCAAATGAGCACCTCCTTTACAGGAGAGTATATCACAAAATTCAAAAGACGAAACAAAGAAACTGTGCATTCACAGTAATTAAAGAGGAGGAAGAAAATGAAGAAATTTGAATTAACATCAGAAACCAAAATTAACATTTTCGGAAAGAAACTTTTCCGAATCAAAGCACTCATTTCATTTGCGGATGTAGAAGCCGGAGAAACTGGCGGATGGGTAGAAAAAGAAGGAAATGTAAACCAGTCCGGCGATGCATGGGTGTCCGGCAATGCAGAGGTGTACGGCAATGCAAAGGTGTACGGCAATGCAAAGGTGTCCGGCGATGCATGGGTGTCCGGCAATGCATGGGTGTCCGGCAATGCAAAGGTGTACGGCAATGCATGGGTGTCCGACAATGCAGAGGTGTCCGGCAATGCAGAGGTGTCCGTCAATGCAAAGGTGTACGGCGATGCATGGGTGTCCGGCAATGCAGAGGTGTACGGCGATGCATGGGTGTCCGACAATGCAAATGTGTACGGCAATGCAAAGGTGTACGGCAATGCAGAGGTGTACGGCAATGCAAAGGTGTACGGCAATGCAAAGGTGTACGGCAATGCAGAGGTGTACGGCAATGCAGAGGTGTACGGCAATGCAGATTACACAACTATTCATGGATTTGGTACTCAATTCCGTACCACTACGTTTTTTAGATGCAAAGATAAAAAGGTCAGAGTTGCATGCGGATGCTTCTTTGGGACTATTCCGGAATTCCGTGAACAGGTTAAAAATACCAGAAAAGGGAAAATTGCAGAAGAATATCTAATGATTGCTGACCTTATGGAAAAACATTTTGAAAAATAAAGTGCTCCGAAGGAGAGCTGAAACCTCTCGCCTCGGAGCTGTAAACCACTAATCACGCTAGCGGATTACAGGATAATCATATCATTTCTTCCTGTATTTCGCAAGAGAACAGGAGGATTTTTTATGAAGAAAACCGAGGATAAAAAAGTGACAAATTTTGAAGAGTTCGATACTTTCTATGCAGTTGAGGTTGTAAGAGAGGCAAAAAAGCAGACTCACAAATGGTTCTGCGCATGGATTGTAACCATGATTGCATTAATTTTTTCAAACGCTGCATGGATGTTTATCAAGTAAGAAAGGAGGAAAGACTGTGGCAATCAGATATACCACAGAGCAAAAGAAATACATCCTTTTGAAAGGCAATATTGCAAAAAGGATGGAGGCCGAGCGAGTAAGTGATGCACAGATGGCAGCAATTACCGGAATGGCAGAAAACACTTTCCGTAAAAAGCGAAATAAGCCGGAAACATTCACGTATCCGGAACTGCGGCATATTTTTATTCGATTGAACTTTCCTAACGAGGAAATCTTGGAGGCTTTGACATGAAAGATTGGATAGACTCCATTCTGATTGGAGGGATAGCAACGTATCTTCCGTTCTGGACCTGGGACAACAGCCGTGACCAGATCATGGGAGCGTTGGGACTGATCGGAGCTGTGTACATAGCAAGGACGTGGAAAGAATGGACATGCTAGACATGCCAACTAAAAAAGGATCCTCAGAGCTGCAACTCAAATAAGGATCCAAGACAATATATTTCTTCTCCATTGTAGAAGGAAAGAAACCAAAAGTCAATACAAGGAGGAAATTATGAACGAAGAGAAAATCAGAGAAATATTTGATTTGTGTCTGAGAGTTTCAAGTGAAACAACGGCGCATGTGAATTTTGACTATACGGCGTGTGACGACATATCCAGAGTTTATATTTATGTATTTAATGATGCAGGGGAGATCGTAAAACATTTTTCATTGTGCCAGTTTTACGACTTTGAGTCCGAATCTCAGAATTACGAAAATGCAAAGAAATGTCTTCTGGAACTGCTTATCAATGGGAGGTGTCCGTTATGAATCTCACTGGCAACGGAGATATAAAGGATGAATACCTGGAAATCATTACGCATAGACATTCCGGGCCAATAAAAAGACAAGCAAGCAATTATAGATTAGTAGAAAGAGAGGAAAATAAGAATGAATCTGTACGAAATCGAAAATGAAATCCTTAATTGCGTAGATATGGAAACAGGGGAAATCGTAGACATTAAAAAGCTTGAATCTCTACAGATGGAAAGAGATCAGAAAATTGAGAACATTGGTTGCTGGATCAAGAATCTTTTGTCAGATGCAGAAGCACTGAAATCTGAAAAAGAAAATCTTGCCAAGAGGCAGAAAGTCGCAGAAAGCAAAGCGACATCACTGAAAGAGTATCTTTCCCGATATCTGGATGGCGAAAAGTTTAAGTCTGCAAGAGTAGCAATTTCTTTTAGAAGTGGTAGCTCCGTGGATATTGCGGAAGGTGCAGCTGTCCCAGAAGAATATCTTAAGTATTCAGAGCCTAAACCGGACAAGGTCGGACTGAAGGCGGCACTGAAAGCCGGAGAAAAATTTCCGGGAATCACCCTGATAACTTCGCAGAATATCCAGATCAAGTAGGAGAGGCTTATGGAAAATCTTGAGTTATATAACAAGGTTCGGGAAGTTCCTAAAGATGCCCAAAGAGCTATTACGGCAGGACGACTGAAAGGTTTTACAGACATTAACCCGATGTGGCGCGTCAAGTGTTTGACGGAGCAGTTCGGTCCCTGCGGCCTTGGCTGGTATTACAAAACGGTTGAGAAATGGATGGATACTGTTGGTGATGAGATATGTGTTTTCGTGGCAATTGAACTGTACGTCAAATACAAGGATGAATGGTCACAAGCAATTCCCGGAACCGGCGGCAGTAAGTTGGCTACAAAAGAACGGAACGGAGTCTATGTATCTGATGAGTGTTACAAAATGGCAACCACGGATGCATTGTCAGTGGCATGCAAGAATCTTGGCATTGGGGCAAATGTCTACTGGAAAGAAAGCCATACCAAGTACGACCAGACAGACGACAGTTCTTCCGAAATGTCAAGTACTGATATATCTGGACTCAGATCATACTTGAACAAGAACGGTCTGAATGAAAAGAAGATTCTTGAAGCATATAAGCTGACATCTATTAGCCAGTTGACTATTGGAAATATCAAAGCGATAACAGATCCTAAAAATTTGAATTACTTCAAGCAAAATTGCGGTGCGTAAATGGAATTTACAGGAAAAATCAAATCACTGGGGAAAGATCTCGCGACCGGAAAGTGGAACTTACAGGTGGAACTGAATGAAAACGCTCAGGAAGTAATGGGACTCATCAAGCATGAAAAACTGGATATACGTCTTAAGCAGCACAGGGATAAGCGTTCCTTAGATGCGAATGCGTATTACTGGGTATTGCTTACCAAAATTGCTAAAGTTCATGGCTGGACGAATAACGAGGCTCACAACTATATGCTGCGTCGTTATGGTCAGATAGAACGTGTGGACGGAAATCTGGTTGCGGTTTATCTTCCTGATACAGAAGAAACGGAAAGGGATGTTTTGGACAAGGTGGAATATCATCTTAAGCCGCTTCCAAAGACAGTGGTCACAAAGCATGGGGGAATCAAAAGAGTGTATGTTCTTCTTAGAGGATCCAGTACATATGACACAGAGGAGATGGCGCGATTGATCAGCGGATTAATTCAAGACTGCAAGGATTCTGGAATACCAGGCGGCGAGATTATGACGCCATTTGAGAAACGAAAGCTTTTTGAGCAGTATGGGATAGGTGATGTAAATGAACAAAAGAACAAAAGCGTTACAGTTTGATGTAAAAACGCGCAAAAGAATTCTCGATAGAGATCACGGCTGCATATTTTGCCAGATTGGTTTTTATATGCATTCTTCATCCGATTTCCAATATAAGCAGCTTGATATTATGCATATTGTCAACCGATCACAGGGTGGACTTGGAATCGAACAGAATGGAGTTACCGGATGTAGATACCACCATCAGCTTCTAGATAATGGAGCAAAAGGTTTACGGCCAGATATGCTGGCATATATCGAAAAATACATGAGCCGAATGCATCCCGGATGGGATCCTAAAGAACTCGTGTATAAGAAATACGGGTGCAACTAAAATCCTATAGATATATCACATGATCATCTCCCAGGGTGTGACCTGTATAGCTCCCTGGGAGGGAAAGGAGAAATATGAACAGCAGAAACAAAGGTGCTGACGGTGAAAGAGAAGTAGCCGGTATCCTTCGTGGATATGGGTACAAGGCAAGGAGAGGTCAACAGTATAGCGGAGCTAATGGCGATGCAGATGTGGTCGGTCTTCCTGGTATACATATAGAGGTAAAGAGAAGGGAAAAGCTGAATATATACGATGCTATAGATCAGGCAAAAAGAGACAGAAAATCGGATGAACTTCCAGCAGTATTTCATCGGAAGAATCATTGTGAGTGGCTTGTTACGATGCCATTGGAGGACTGGATAAAGATATACAGGGAATGGGAGGCTGGTTATGGATTATGTAAAGATCAGCAGGAAAATCCTTGAGTGGGAATGGTATACAGATGCAAATACCAAGGTGCTGTTCCTGCACATCCTGTTAAAAGCAAACTGGAAAGACGGAAGGTTTCAGGGAATAGAAGTACCAAGAGGATCATTTGTGACTTCTTTGCAGAATCTAGCAGCAGAAACAGGGCTTACAGTAAGGAATGTAAGAACGGCACTAAAACATCTGGAAAATACCGGAGAAGTGACAAGCAACCGACACGTTAAATTCAGCGTAATTACGGTAAAAAACTACGACAGGTATCAGTCATGCGACACACAAGTGACAGTCAATCGACAAGCAAGTGACAGTCAAGTGACAACAATAGAAGAAGGGAAGAAGGAAAGAAAGGAAGAATATAATAAATCTCCTAAAGGAGATTATGAGAGTGGAACTCCTGAAAACAGCATCTATGCCACGATTCGTGAATTGTACAATTCCGTTTGTGGGTCGTATCCCCGCCTGGTAAAGATGTCTGAGGCAAGGAAGAAGGCTATAAATGCCAGAATGAAGACAGGTTACACTCTTGATGACTTCCAGACTTTGTTTGAAAAGGCAGAGGCTTCCGATTTCCTGAAGGGAAAAAATAAACGCAACTGGTCAGCAACATTTGACTGGTTGGTCAGTGATTCCAACATGGCAAAGGTCCTTGACGGAAACTATGATGCGAGAAAAGAGGCGATAAAAGATGAACCAGAACCAACTAACTCAGTCAGATTATGGTGAGTGTCCTGTGTGCCATGGGACTGGATGGGAGACATATTATGCCACGGTCTATGATTACGGACTTCCAGAAGAAATTCAATATGCTCGCAGATGTCCAAAGTGCAAAGGTGGTTATAGAGCACAGGACCTTACCGGAGTACCAAAAGAGTACCATGAGGCAGATCTTGGCAAGTTCGATTTTGATATTTACCAGAGAGACATGAGCAAACTGAGAGACTTGTGCACCACCTTTCTGAACCATTTCCAGAAGTGGGAAATGGCAGGAAAGGGACTGTATCTGTGGAGTAAGACACCGGGAAGTGGAAAAACCTTCTTGGCGTGTTGCCTGGCGAAATCGGTGATGATGAAATACGATCTGCAAATGCGTTTCGTGACTGCACCTGACTACATAAGTGCCGTTGGTGACAGCTACAAGCGCGATCGCGGAGAAGAGGATCTCAGTCAGGTATACCGGGATTGCAAACTTCTTGTTCTGGATGATATCGGCGCACAGGCAGACAAGGAGTGGCAACGGCAGGAAATGTTCCGTCTGATCAACAAGCGTATGGAGGACGGAAACATTACAATCTACACTTCCAACATGAGCACCGATAATCTGAATGTGGACACCAGAACCAGAGACCGGATCATTAAGACCTGTGTAGAGCTACAGATGCCAGAGGAAGGCATTCGAAAGAAAAAAGCAGCAGGAGAACAGAGACAGTTCCTTGCGAGCGTAATGGGATAGAGGAGAGAAGATGGTTAAGCAGATACTTACAAGAACCAAAGATGAGTTAAAGACAATGCAGTAGTCCAGAGTTCAGAAATACAATAAAAAGAATTTTACAAATGGGCTGCGGATGTGTCAACAGGGAAATGCAAAATATAAGAAGCATGGAAAAGAATATCGTATAAACACGGCGATGGCATTGAGTAGAGCAGACTGGCTATGAAAAGGAAACGCCAGGCTCTGAACGGCGAAGAGATGAAATGGAGTTGCAGAGAGAAGAGACGCAAAGGAGTTGCTACGAAAGGTTCTGAAATGCATAGCTACGGCATAGCTGGGCAGCGAAAATATGGGAAAAGCGGGGCAAAGGCGCTGAACGGAAAAGCTACGGCGTAGAAATGTAATGATTAGATAAGAATAGCTACGAAATGGCGGGGAGCAGCAGCGATGGCTACGGAATGAGAAGTTAAGGGACCGCAGAGGAGCGGCGGCGATGCGCTGGGCAGGGAATAACCGTGGTGGATTGAGCTAAGGCAGAGAGTAGCACGGCAATGTAAGAAAACTATAAAAATTACAAGGAGAATAGCAGAATGAAAGAATTAAAAGTAAGATTGACATTTTTGGAAGAAATTTTAGGAACAGCAAGTGCAGACCCGGAGATTCACGAAACGTTTATTGCTTCGAATGCACCAGACGCACCAACAAGAAAAGAAGAGATTGAAGCAATCGGAATTGAAGAAGTGGTTGAGAAATCCATGACCGTATTCCCGAGAGATAACGGTGTGCCGATTTACTGGGATTACCAGATTAAGGGCTTTTTCAAAGATGCTTGTGGAATGCTGAGAAAGGTAACTGGTTCAAAATCTTCAAAAATCAAGGCTTACAAAAAAGAAATTGACGGTCTAATTTTCGTTGAAGAACGTAAAATTCCAATTCATTTTGAAGGTGAAATAGGAACTTGCCAGAGGCCGCTGAGAGGACAAACACCGCAGGGTGAAAGAATTGCGCTTGCAAATAGTGAGACAATACCTGCTGGAAGTTGGATTGAGTTCACAATCAAGTGCTTATGCGATAGCCATGAAGCAGCAGTCAGAGAATGGCTTGACTATGGAGAACTGAGAGGCATCGGACAGTGGCGTAATTCAGGTAAGGGCCGCTTCAAATGGGAAGAAATATAAAAGCATGACAGGAGTGATAGGAACGCCGTATAACACAGCAAGAAAGTACTATGAAGGTATCCAGACAAGGAAAGACATATATCTGTACATCATAAGATACTTGAAAGAACATGATTATCCGCCAAGCATTCCAGACATTGCAGCAGGACTGAGCATATCTAATCATACCGTGCAGAATCATTTTGGTGAATTACTGGAATGTGGCTTGCTTGAGACGGACAACCCCGGCACACCACGAGCGTACCGAGTGACAGGATACAAGTTCAGAAAGGTGAAGGAAAAATGAGTAGCAAGTTGAAAGTCAAGAAAAAGACCAGATTTCCTGTTCAGACTTCTAATCAGGCGGCTCAGGCGTTTGGACGTTCAATGCAGATCTGTTATAGACAGATAAAAGACGTAGAGCAGCAAGCCTACGAGGATGGATTCACTGTTGGTGAGGATTGGAGCAACACGATCAACACCGTTACAACCATGATGGCTCTGAGACGTTTATATGGCTTTTCTACGAAGCGTTTGCTTGATGTGATAAGAACTGCCAATAAGTACGTTGAAATGGCAAATGAGGGCGAAATGAGCGTTCTGAGCATGATGCAGGACATTGAAGAGAACACAGATGTAAGATTTGACGAGATGAATAAGAATCTGGTTAAGAAGATGGGAGTTTAAAATGAAATTTATAGATTTTTTCGCAGGAATCGGAGGATTTCGCAGAGGAATGGAATTAGCGGGGCATGAATGCGTTGGTTTTTGCGAATTTGATAAATTTGCTACTGCGAGTTACATCTCGATGCATTTGCTGACAGATGATCAGCGAAAAGCATTAGAATATATTCCTATCAAGAAAAGACAGAAAGAAATATTAAAGGAGGAATACAGAAATGGAGAATGGTATGCAAATGACATTCGAAGAGTGTATGCCGGAGACATTCCAAAAGCCGACTGCTGGTGCTTCGGATTCCCTTGTCAAGACATATCCGTTGCAGGAAAGCAAGCCGGATTTCAAGGAAACCGTTCAAGCCTGTTTTTCAGAGTTATGTACCTTGTCGGACAGCTCAAAGAAGAAGATAAACCCACTTACCTTTTCATTGAGAACGTTAAAAATCTGCTTAGTGTTAATGGAGGATGGGATTTCGCCAGACTGCTCATTGAAATGGAGCGGCATGGGTATGATGCAGAATGGCAGGTGCTCAACTCCAAAGATTTCGGAGTGCCACAGAACCGAGAAAGATGTTTTATTATCGGACATCTTAGAGGGAGAAGTGCCTCAAAAGTATTTCCTATCGAAGGAACAGACGGAAAAAATAGTGTTCAAATAATAGGTCACAGGGACGGTTACAGAAGAAATACACAGGTATTTGCACCTGACGGAATTACAGAAACTCTTGATACTGGACAAGGTGGTGGAAGAGGACATCATGTAGCATTGCCGTGTTTTATTGATTTGAGTTATCAAGAAACAGAGTTGACCAATAAGGCAAGGTGCTTACAGGCCAGATACAATAAAGGAATTGCAAATCATAAAGCCGAAGTAAGTGGAGTTGCAATTCCAGTTCTCACACCAGATCGTGCAGAAAAACGTCAGAATGGAAGAAGATTCAAAGAAGATGGTGAGCCAATGTTCACGCTGACAGGACAGGACCGGCACGGAATCGCGATTGAAGTCAAAGAAGCAACGAAACAAGGTTACGCAGAATGCAGAGTGGGAATTGACAGCGTGAACTTCTCAATGCCAAACAGCAAGACAAGAAGAGGAAGAGTCGGACAAGAAATCGCCAACACACTCGACACGAGTTGCAATCAAGGAATATTCGTGCAGGTATCGGAAGAATTAACGGTATATGCAGTCTGGTATGAAAAATATCAGTGTTACATAGCAATCAGAAAACTGACACCGAAAGAATGTTTTCGGCTGCAAGGTTGGTCGGATGATTATTTTAAAAAGGCTCAGTTTGTTAATTCTGACAGCCAGTTATACAAACAGGCAGGAAACGGCGTAACAGTGACAGTTATAGAAACTATAGCAAGAAAAATGAACGTAAATCTAAATTGATAGCGTGTCAGTTGCTTACATGGGGAAAGGGAATAAGAAAAATGAGAGATAAAGAACGCATTTTGATGATTATTATTTCAAGGATCATACCGGGATTGACTTCTTGTACGGCAAAGAAAGAAGATTATATTCGACCGTTTATATTTAACACGCATGAATTAAAAGCCGGTGATCTAGTTATGACGAATACTACTATTTTCCCGAATGAATTTATGGTCGGTTTCGTGCATGAGGTAAAAAGTGATTGCGTCGTTATCCGGGAAATAGGCTCTAAAAAGTTGTGCAATTATTATAACGAAACTTTTTCGGTCATTAACAAGGAAAAACTGGGGTACGAAATTCTTGAAGGTGTGCAGTATAAAACGTATCAGAAAGTTTTGAAGGCATTTTCAAAATACACAAGCTATTCAACCAGATTTCGAAGTATAGAATTTTCTGGTAATACTTGCACGGTAACAAGCAGGATAATGTTCAAGAACGACAAAAACGGCGAAATTTCTTTCGAGTACAACCAGAAGACGAAAATTTCCGATATAGGTAAATTGTTGGAAAAAGCCGGGTTATAATACGAAAACGGGGAAAGTGAGGATGAAAATGAAAAACAATAATTACACTTCATTCTTCAAAACGAAACCAAAGAAAGTAGAGAGATACATTCGTTGTAGGAAATGTGGCGGAAACATGGAATGGAGTAGAGACTTTCCGTTACAAATCAAATGTCCGAAGTGTGGATATACAGTATATCCAAAACCTTATGAGCCAGATTGTACCAAACTGCCAGAAACATGGGAAGAATATTTTGAATTATATGAGAAAGTGAGGACACAAAATGTTAATCAGAAGTCAGGATAAAAGAATGATTGTAAATTTCGATAATATTTGCACGGTATCAGCGTTTTCTGAAAAGGATAGTGAGGATATCTATGTCGAAGATGGCACAGGCTCGCTCATGGTCGGAAGATATTCCACCAAAGCAAAAGCCATGAAAGTACTGGATATGATTCAGGAAGCATATTGTAAATTTATGTCGGTAAAAAACGATGATGCTTGGAGCGGGAAAGAATCCGTGTTTTATATGCCAGAGGATAGTGAGGTGGAAATATGAAAAGATCTGAAACAACAAAATTTCTTAGCAGATTGTTGGAAAAAAGCCGTTTTTCTGGTCCAGGTAAATACTGGGCTAGAGAAGTAAGCCTTGATTATGGCTACGCAGCAGGAAAGCCAAGAAGAGTAGATTACATGCAATTTATTCCGGAAAATCAGTGCTCTATTTCAGCAATCGAAAAAGGAATATTTACCTGTTATGAAATAAAAAGTTGCAAAGAGGATATTTACAGCGGAAATGGATTGAATTTTATTGGCGAAAAAAACTATCTTGTAACAACAATGGAGTGCTACAAAGAGATTTTACCTGATTTAAAAAATGGAAAATTTGCCCAACATATACGTGAGAATTTTCCAGAATGTTACGCGGAAATAGGAAACATGGGAGTAATGGTTTCAGTTCCGTATCAGAGAGATGTTGCCGAAGAATTTGAAAACCCAACATCACTAGATGGAGATGTGGAAAAATGGAAATTATCAGTTATTTTGAAGTGTAGACACAATGGGTCAAGAAAAAGATCCATGACAGAACTGTTGTTTTGCATGGTAAGAAGCGGGCATTGAGAAAGGATGGAATAATATGATACATATCAAAGAAAGATTAATGCAGTACGCGGATAAATATTCGGGCTGCTACAAATACGCCGGGGTGTATGTCAAAGTTATTCAAGATATGATTGAGCAGCTTCTGGCTGACCTGGAAGAGGACGAGAAAGAAAATGGTTGGATTCCTGTTAGTGAGAGATTGCCGAAAGACGGAACATATATCACTACTTTAGACGGAGAGCTTGTCGGACAGGAAGAACCATTCACGGGAATGTGCGGTATCGAAAATGGAAAATGGGATGATGAAGACTGTGTTATTGCCTGGATGCCACTTCCAGAACCATATAAGGAGGACTAAATGGGATATTGCAAATTAGAGTGTCCAGACGGTGAAACGCAATGTTGTATCTGCTGTGAGAAACAAGACGGTTGCGATAACCGGTGTGATATGATGGATAGCTACGAATATGCAGAAGATTGCGAAGATTATGTTGAGGAGGATGAGCCATGATTACATTCCTATTAGGACTTACACTTGGAATCATATTCGGAGTGGCTGGTCTTGTATGTGTAGCGATCATGTACGATAAACACCACCCAGACGATTAGAAAGGAGAACGGTATGCTGACAAGGAACAAAAAGCTGAAAGATTACGGCATTCCGGCAGAGGACATTGAAAAACTGAATACGATGCTGAAAGACTTCCCGGCAGAGTACGGATACCTGCTTTCCAGTGCTGCCTTGTCAGCTTGCCCGAAAAACACGGTGATAGCGGATATGGTAATTGAGAATATCCTACACCGGAAAAGTTACAGGAAAATCAGTAAAGAAAAATATATCCCGATGAACCCGAAAGACTTTTATGGATACAGACGCAAGACCGTCGCTGTACTGTATGAGAGAATGCGGTTGTTGGGAGTGTGGGAGGATAAAAAATGACAGAATATAGTTGCCCGAAATGCAATAGTAAAGAGCTATTTGTTAAGAAATCTGGAAACAGCACAGGATTGTATTGTGACAATTGCGGTGCATGGATTAAATGGCTCGGGAAAAATGAGTTGAGAGCGTTTGAACACTCAGCCAAGCAGAAACACGTAGAAAATGTTGATAGCAGACAAGACGATACTGCAAAAATCATTTATAGCATTATCGATCACATGTATTGTGATAATTGCAGATTCAGTAGTGAAATCAAAGAAAGTGATAGTGATGAATGGAACTGCGATGAATGCCACAGAAAATATAATGGATGGGGAGTTTCCATGCAGGAAAGTAATAAAATTGCAAAAGAAATTTTAAAACAGTTAGGAGAATAGAATATGAGCAGACTGATTGATGCAGATAAGATCGATTTTAACGAAGTTTTTGTTGGTGCAAGTGAATTTGCACAAGACACAAGAAATGCGGCACAAATGTTGATTGATAATCAGCCGACAGCTTTTGATGCGGATAAGGCTATTAGCGAATTGGAAAGAGATAAATTCATTGAATCAGAATGTATTTTATCTGATGTGCATCAAGGATACAATGCTGGACTGAGCAGGGCAATCGAAATCGTGAAAGGCGGTGGAGTTGAATGAGAGAAATTCTTTTCAAGGCAAAGCAGATTGATAATGGTGAATGGATAGAAGGAAGCCTCATAGATTTAGACATTGACAGCGGATATTGTTATATTGTTCAGCCGTATAAAAAAGCGAGTATATTGCCAATCATCTTTTTAATAACAGACAGAATGAAATTGGTTGATCCAGAAACCCTTTGCCAGTTCACAGGACTTTGCGACAAGAACGGCAAGAAAATCTGGGAAAATGATATTTTGATGTGTCATGGAAACCCAGAAGACCTTGCAAAAGCGGTATTTGGAGAATTTGGTGTAAGAAATATTGAAACCGGGTCCATAGTAGATAAAGTTGTCGGATGGCATTATGAGATTATTCCGACAGATGCAATCAGCGGATGCGAACCTTTCTGCTGGTCGATGCCGCTGACAGAAGATTATATCGACAGGTGCGAAATGGAAGTAGTTGGAAACATTTTCGACAATCCAGAGTTGTTACAGGAGGAACACAAATGAGTAAATCAGTATTAGTGATTGATACACCAGGGAAATGCGATTCGTGCATGTATATTGGTACATTCCATTCTTTCTGCAAAATAAATTGCAAAGATATTAAGGACGTAAGTACTAAGCCAGATTGGTGTCCGCTTATGGACTTGCCAGAGAAAGACGATGGAGATTATCCATCCAATACATTTGATGCTGGCTTTGTAGAGGGCTGGAACCAGTGTATTGATGAAATTACAGGAGGCGAATGATGCATAGCAATGAATATAAACGAAACTGTGAAAAAGTGTAATGTTTGTGGCAAATGGGAAACCACAGCGTATGAACCGGATTATCCGATACTTAATGATAGCTGTTTTAGATATCCAAAAGAAATTTTTGTTTGCGAAGAATGTGCGAAAAAGCGCGAAGAAAAGAATATATTTTTGTGAGGTGAAGTAGATGGAGAGATTAACAGAAAGATATGATATTGCACCAGACGGAGAATCAGATGTTTGGGTTAAACAGCACGATTACATTTCAGCGGCGCGAAAACTTTGCGATTATGAAAACTTAGAAGAACAGGGCTTGCTTGTGAGATTGCCGTGTCCTATCGGCACAACTGTATGGGATATATGCGGAATGGACATTCGGGAAAATGTGGTAAGCGGACTTGAATATGACAAAGGCGGTAAATGGTTTTTATGGACGAACGAGGATGAATGTCTTGGAGAATTGAATGTTTTGGTATTCCTCACCCGTAAAGAAGCTGAGAAGAAGTTGGAGGAACTCAAAAATGAAATTTAAAGAATTTGTAAACTGGTGCAATGAAAGAGCCTGTGATGGATGTTGGGGAATGCTAGAAGCAATAGCGTGTATTAATTTAATAAATGAGATTATGAAAATCCAATTTTGGAAAAGAGAAAAAATCTGGAAAGAAAATTATGAGCGACAGGTATTGGAAGAGATTATTAATCCGATAGAGAAGAAGTTGGAGGAGATGGAGAATGGCTGAATATGTTAAAAAGTCAGATGTAATAAAAATCATGGAAAATAATTCTCACATGATAGAGGTATTTGGAGTTAAGAAGAAAATAATTGACGGATTCGCAATGGGTTGTGATTTCGAAGATCTGGAAACTGTCAGTATTGAGGAGGACGATAAGGAGGATTAACATGAAACCAGAAGAAGCAAAAGACATATTATCCGATATGAGAGACCAGCATTTATGTTTCATTGAAAGTTCTGAAAACAAAGATGAATGGCAGAAAAAATATCTCAAGGAAGCATGGGCGTGTGATTCCGGAGCAAAAGCATTGGAAAAGCAGATTCCATGCAAACCTGAAGAATATGTTCCAGATTTTCCGTACAATATATTTTCCACTCAAAAATGTGCGAAATGCGGAACACCTGTTATTGGTAAAAAAATAAGCAAGTACTGTTCTGAATGCGGGCAGAAAATTGACTGGGGAGAGGAGTGATTAAATGGATTTTAATACAGCAATGGCGAAATCAGTAGCATGGGCCAGTACATCATTTGCCGTAATAGCGGCACTAAGTTATACAAAAGAACCATTATGCTTAATGGCATTAGTTCTTCCGCTGTTTGTTGGATTACTTGCACATTAATGAGAAGGAGTTGATAATCATGTTGGACAATCCTACACTTGAAATTGACAGAGA